AGGGTTGTCAACAGCCGATCCGGGCCGGTCACAATCTTTCTCCATTCCGTATAATGAGCTTGCCACACACCGAGCCAATATTGAGCAAGGCCGGTAGCGTCTTGGTTTTGCTTGAAAAACCCATCCAGCAAAGCGATAATCTCTTCACTGGACGCTTCGAGAGGACGCTTGATATCCTTGCCCTTCCCATGCGCAACCAGAACCAGGCGTGCGCCTTGAGCCAGCTGGACGTTGAGGTAGACATAGGCACCAGAGGACGCTGACATCTGTACGGGGAGGACACCAGTGTACGGGAGCTTAATGTCCGTCTCGCTGATACTCCGCATCCCCACGGCGCTGACATCCAAATCATATTTGCCGAAGTTTGCTGCCATACTGTTTACGATGTGCATTTTTACGCGCCTCCAAATAAGTATTAGGTTGACTAAACTGAAAACGTGTGATATGATGTACTTAAATTCACGAATATGTTCGTGTCTGGTATTTACTATACCAGCTTACTTTCGTGCTGTCAAGTGCTTTCCACGAAAAAATTCGTGACATTCAAATTCTTTGTTTGGAGGTTGTGTTATGGACTCCGTCATTTTTACAAGGATTAAAGAATTGTGTGCTGAAAATAACATCACAATCAACAAACTGGAATCCGAACTTGGTATGAGCCAGTATTCCATTGGAAGGTGGAAAAGCTCTACTTCTCCAACTATTGATAAAATCTCCAAGATCGCCGAGTATTTCCATGTCTCCATTGACTACTTGGTAGGCGCTTCTAATGTGCGCTCTACTGCCGATACCATGCTTGGCGACCCCGACTATATTACCCTCCAGCGAGCCAGAGAGCGCATGACTGAGCAGGATAGAAACCGCATGATGGGTATTCTGAAAATCGGATTTGACTACGCTTTTTCCGATGAGAATGATCCGCAGCAGAAGAAGTCCGTTTTATTGGACACGGAATAAGTTATAATATGCACCCATGATGTCTCCGTGTAGCGAAAGGAGGGCAAAATAGTGAGGAGTGTTTTTGTACAGCGTAAGGTCTTGGAGCTTTACCAGGACATGGATTCTGTATCCTACCCCATCCAACCTGAATTGCTCTTGCAGTGCATCCCCAAAAGCTGTCGCATTTTATCGTATCAGGAAATGGCCGAAGTCACTGGATGCACTGTCCAAGACGTTGCCGTTCTATGCAAAAGCAATTCTGGAGCGACGCACTACGATCCAGATACAAACCGTTATCTCATTCTCTACAACGCTGAAATGAACGCTGGCCGTATCCGGTGGACTTTGGCGCATGAGATCGGCCATATCTATATAGGCCATCTGGAAGTCATAGAGGGAGCCGAAATCGCCTACAATGAGCAAAGGGGCTTCTATGACCAGTTCGAGAGCGAGGCAGACTACTTCGCCTGGAATTTACTTGCCCCGCTTCCTATCCTGCGCGAAATGGGTATCCGTTCCGCTTCTGAGATCAAGGCAACATACGGGCTGTCCAATCAAGCGGCAGCACTTCAATTCGACCGATACACAAAATGGTGCAGAAGCCATGTCAAAACGGCATGGGAAAACGGAATGCTTCGTATATTCCGCAGTAAATACATGGCCTAAATGAACCGCCCTCCGAAGAGGGCGGTTTTATTATTAGCTGATCTTCTGTTCTCCCCAAGAGATTTTGAAGTTTCCGTCCTCGTCTGCCTCACGAGACATCAGCAGGCTCATCAGGTCATAATCCACGCCGAAGCGGTCGTACACCTCATCCAGATCCACGTCCTGCCCCTTCATGAAAAGGTTCAGCTTTTCCTTGGCGAGAACCATTTGCATCTGGTTGGACTCAATGCTTCCAGAGTAAGTAACAAAATAGATGTCTTTCCAGTCCGTAGAGGTAAAGCGAACAAACCGCATATAGAACTGGCTCATCCGCGCATTGTTGTAATGCAGCTCCGGGATGATAACTTTGTTGACGAACTCAAAGTTGACAGAGGAGGGAAGGCACTGCTGGGTACAAAGGAGAATGCCGTTTCCGCTTTCTTTCAGAGTATTTTTCAGCTTCCGACGTCCGGCCAGAGTGGTGGTAGAGCCGGTCACGACAAACAGCTTCCGATCCGGGAATCTTCTGCGGATTTCATTAGCGTATGCTTCCACCACGTTCTTATGGCGGACACCAATAACTACAATCTCATCATCCCATTCGCCCACCATGTCACAAACCTTCCGAATTTTGACCGGCGTATTCGGGCTGTCGTATTCCTCCACAGTGTTGGGTGCAGCAGAGATACGGAGCAACAAAGTAATCTGCTGGATCAGCGCCATCATGCTATCCTTGCGACTATTCCCGGTAAGGGCGAAGTACCGCTGGCGCATGGAGAAAAACTCTTCCATGGCCTTTTGATAGACTTCACGCTCTGCAGGAGCGAATAAAACTGGGGTTTGATGAAGTCTACGTATCTCTTTGCCGGTGATCTCCGCGAAAGTCCGGGTGATGACCGAGTAAGAGAGGAGCTTGTTCAGGACATCCGCATTGTAAATGTCCTGGGTTTTCTTACCCACTCCGAAAACGGTGATCCGCTCAGGCAGATGGGATTCAGCGAACAGATTGTATCCAGCTTTATAAGCAGGGAAGGGCTGGCCGTAGTAAGGATTACTTGAACAGTTCAGATATTCCTCACAGTCATCCTTCTCATAGCAATACAGATCTTCTGCCCAGGAGAGCATATTGTAAGAGTTGTTATAAAGCAGCTCAAGCTGAGGCGCACATTCCGAGATGTTGTTCCGGGTGACAGTGCCGGTCATTTCCAGCTTAAACCGTACTCTCCGAAAACAATCCAACACAGCCTTTGTGCGCTTGCTATCCGGGTTGGTCATCTCGTCGGACTCATCGAACACCAAGCACACGTTCTGGTTCCGCATTTTGATATGGCGCTTGATCTGCTTACGGTACTTGGTAAGCATATTCAGGGTGATAATAACGAACTCCCCATCCTGTACTTTGTCGAGGTCGGCGAGGCACTTTATCATTCGGTAGTTGGTCATGCCATAGTTTTTGAACACCAGATCCCAGTTGTTCTTGATGGAGATAGCAGTGGACACCACCCACACGTTACGAGCGCCCTGACGCTCCATCCGATACCGGCCTGTGGAGATGCCGGCCAGCGTCTTGCCACCACCCTGTTCCCACTGTAACAGATGATAACGCTTCTGAAGAACGAGGTTCAGGTCGTGCTTCTGGGTGTTATTGAGGTGAATCCACTCCTCGTTCTCATTGTCATAAACGGTAAAGTCATCCAGGAACTGAGCGATCCCGGCGTCCTGTTCCATCTCGGTAAAAGGTTTCGTCTCTCGCTCATAGTCGCGCTGCTTACGACGAATAAGGCGGGCATACTGCTCAAGGCCTGTATCATCCGCTTGTCCAGAGACGAGGGCATAGAAGGGAACGAGCTGTTTCATGCCGTCGCTCATGCTGTTCTGTGCCTTTTTGCTATACCCTTTGTAAATCAGCCCTCCATCCTGCTTGACCAGTCGTACCACATCCTGGCTGGGCTTCTTATGCTGAGACTTGATAACACGACGAAGATAGGCCAGTACCTTAGCTTCCGTAATACGGATTTTTGCCCATTCCTCATACTTCATATCCTTGGGCTGTTCCTGATGGCGGAACTTGTAGAGATATTCCTGACATTTGGCATATTTGTCTATCAGTTTGGGGTTGGACTTGATATGGAACATCAGCTTCCGCACTTCATACTCGAACGCATTGTCGCTCCCACCCATCGACACCAGCTTAACGCGGGCACTGTTGCTCCGCATCCGCTCTCTGGCCGGGGCAACGACTTCCTTACGGACGATCTCAAGCAGCTCTGCCGCGTTATTCATGTCGGTCAGATTGAACCAGTTGGCGCTGTTCAGAGCATAAGGTTCTCCCTTGTCGGCAACGTCCAGCTTTTTCTGCCAAAAGAGTATCTTGGTAGCGTAGCTATCCACGCCAAGAGATTTGAACGCATCCTTCTGAATGGAGACCTGACCCAGGAAAGAGAAATCTTTTGCCAGTTCGGAAATTTTCGCGCCGTCCAAATATTCGTCGGCCAGGAAAGACGCCGGCACCACAATCGCCATAATGCCCAGAGGCTTCAGCAGCTTCGCCGCTTTCAGGCAGTAGTACATCTGAGAGATGATCTCGCCACCCTCCGTCTCCCATTTCAGATTGAACGGAGGGTTGCCCACTACATAGTCAAACCGCATATTCGGCTGATAGAAACGGATATCACGGTGTTCCAGATTAGCGGCGGGGTAAAGATAGTGCGCTACTTTGTGGGACTTGATGTCCAACTCACAGCCGTAGAAGTTTGCCTCCAGCGGCATGAAGTTACAGAAGTTGGCGATGCCAGAGGTGAGGTCTGCTACCGTTTCGTCCATAGCAGGGGACAGTGCCTCCATGATAAACTGGCAAAGAGCGGGAGGCGTAAAGAACTGACCGTTCTCGATCTCCTTCTTAGCCTCCGCATACTCATGATAGTTGGCAAAGTCAGAGCGTTTCAGGCCATGCAATCCACCGTCTCCGGTATAGGCATTATAGATATCCTCGCGGGAGATCCCAGACTGTTCGGCCAAATCCTGGTCTACCAAATAGAGGATCTTGTCGTTCAACTCCTGTCGGGCTTCCTGGGGAATCGGTTCATTAAGGTATTGATACTTCATTCTTTCACCTGCTCTATCTTTCTTTTTCTGGAGAGAGGCTTTTGTGCGGAGTCCTCTCAGAACCGCGCCCCTCACTTCTATTACAGAAAGAAAAGGGGGATTGCTAACCGGTCAGGCTCTTTTTCTTACCTGATACCACTTTGTAACGCAGTCTCCAAAAAGCGGGCAGGCGCGAGAACAAGGATAATTGACGATCTTCTTTTCATCCAAAAGACAGGGCATACTGTCTCTGGAGGCTCCAAGATCAATCTCACTTTGCCGGAGCAATTTATCCGTAAACCCATTGACATACCTGTTATCATCTCTCACTTGGGCTAACTGGAATAGGGTGTAGATACGCTCCGAAAGATTGGGGTCACGTGTGGCATATTGCTGAAGAAGCTGGCGCAGCTCATATCCGGGCTTGTCCGCGCCCGACATATAATCAAACAGCGCCTCTCTCAAAATCATTTCCATCAGCTTTCCGGTGTAGTCTTCCTTCGGACAAGCGCACTCAGCGCTCATGTATGCAGCGATGGCCTCCAACGGCGGAGCATTTTCGCCCGCGAGTTTGCAATGCCCTTTGCAGCACATGATGATATTACAGGTTCTTTGTTCCATAACCTGCCTCCTTTTTACTCAGATAGTTTCTTGTAGCCCTCGCTACACCCTCCAAAAAGCGGTTCCACTCCATGTTATATTCACCTGCCGGCCATTGGTGGAAGTCCCGAAGCATAGGCCAAACTGTGGCAGAAATTTCCACGTCGTTCAGGAGTTTTACCAATGGTACAAAATTGGTAATCCTCAGCCATGCGTGGCAAATATATAGCACCCGTTCCTCCATGTTGGTGCGCGGATCAATCTTTCCGGTGGAGTGCGTTTCCGAAAAGTAGTCGTTATGCTTGATATATAAGTCGTCACCTTTTAGGAATAGCTGGCACTGACATATTCCCTCAAAAGGGACAGAAGCGAATTTTCTAACGCCTCTGATTTCTTCCGGCTTTGGGAGCTTGCCGCCAGCACAAAGCACTTGGTATTCCGACTTCGGGAAAAGAAACTGTTTACAAAACGCAGCCGGATTAGATAGGGTCTTAGTGATTGGAGCGACCAGTGCCCCGGATTTCCAGAATTGATACTGGCACAAGTCGTACCACATTCCGTCGCTGATATCTCGGGAAAGCATCGCCAAACAGATGCCCGCCGACGTATTAAACCTGAGAAGATAAACGGTAGAACCTTTGCGTTCCGCCGTTTTACAATCGTTGGCGGCAGCAAGCATCCGCTCAATGTACTCCACATGAGATTGGTCGGTATGTTCCGTAATTGTGGCGTCCGGGTAGCTCTCCTGGGCTTTCTCTTGGGTGGGATAGTAGAGCAGCAAAGTGTGGCCGTCTGCGGTTTGCACCTTAAACCGTTTCAAAATTAACACCTCCAAAATTTTCGTCTCCCGCCTTAATTACAGACGGGAGACGACGGATGCTAACCTCATCTCTCAATAGTAGCGAGAAGATTTTGGATATGAGCCATTTCTTTGCCCCGTTCCACCGTTTCACCCCGGAAGCAGTGACCGCAGTATTCCCAAATACCATTCGGCCACTCTCCACCGACCTTACGGAAGGTGGCATAGATGCTCCGCCATTCGCCGGTCTTTTCATCCAGCTTGCTGGAGTACGGCTCGCCCATCTGAGAGCACCGGGCACTCATACAAACAGGTGGCAGACAATCCATTGCATTGTCCACTACGGCCTGAGTCACAAAGTCACCGGGCTTTGCGGTGGCGTAGTCGAAGTCATCCTCATCTATGACTTCCTTTCCGTCCCAGACCTGCTTGGGCTTGGGAGCGATGGTGGACACGTCCAGCAGATGAGCGCCAGAGATATTCCGCTTGACCTCCCACACCTCATCCATGTCGCCAACTAAGTTATACAGCTCCTTATGGCTATGGGCGACATTCAGCCGTGACCCAGGCAGGTTATTGGCCTGCTCCGGGAGAGGCACGCCATTGACAGTAGCATGGTAACTGGCAGTGATGTAGGAGATCACCTTGAGGAAGTCCGCCATGTTGCTCACACTGCTCATAGCCTCCATAAACTCAGGCCAAGTATGGTCGCAGGCTCCAAGGCCGAAGCGTTCCATTTCAGCCTTGTCGCCGTTATATTCCTCGGAAACGATATAGCTGTCATTCAGATCGTTCCAGAAAATCACTTTCCGTCTGGTCATGTCAAACTCTCCCCACATCGAAAGTATAGTTGCTTGTAGCAAGTCCCCAGAATTTCGTATCCTCGCGTCTCTCACCCGAATATACCGCATTGATACAATAAATCTCGTTCTCTACCATAATGTCCATGCTTCTTCCTGTTTTGCAAACAGTTCTCAAAACTCGTTCTGCGAGACATTTATAGATGCCCAGAGACAAGAGCTTTTCAAGTGCGTCTTCAAAACTCATAACATCCTCCTCCTGTCAAGGACGGCACGGCAGCAGAAATGCCGGCTCGTCCCAGTTGACACTATCTTGCTCATCACGTCCACACCGCTTATACACCAGCAGGCACGGGTACGGCGTCCGCATTGTGTCGCCGCTCCCCATATAGATGTTACGATACGGCCCGACAGCCTCCAAGATATCCAGATAGCGATAAGCGTCGAAATAGCTCGTCATAGGAGCGCCGTTCTCATCCTCGGTGGTAACGGTAATCTTCGGGAAGAGGGGCTTCCCCAAATTCTTCATATCCCTCCACTCACGGATGATCTTTTTGCAATCATCCACAGTGGGCGGCGAAGCAACCAACGAAGCGTTCGCGTCCTTGAGATAGTCCTGAACGTATTTATCATACGTTTCCGTCCGATCACCTACGGGGATTCCCTCGGGCTGTTCCGCAAACAGCACCACCATAGTTCCATCTGTTATGGCAAAATGCTTCTCGCTGGGATGAACACCAGCCAGAGCCTCCGACTGGGTTTCGTCATATCGGGTCTGCTCCCGCCCTACAATCCGTTGTAGGGCGGAGAGCTGCTTCTTTGTCAGTTTCATGCCGGGTTCCTCCTCAAATACTGTCCCACAAACTCCTGGACAAAAGCGGCACTGCGGAACTTGATATCCACACGGCCATTTTTGAACAGCTTGATATTTTTGACCTTGCTCATGTACGCGATCTCAAACTGGTTTTCCTTGGTATCGTACTTGAAAAGCTCCGGGAACCAATTTGCGCCATCCTTGAACTTCCCAGTCTCATAGTGTGCCAGCGCATTCAGAATAGTTTTCAGGGACTCACTGGGCTTATACTCAGAGACAGGGTTGCTCATCCACTTGTTTTCATCACAATATACCCACGATCCAGTCAGACGGAGCACATCGTTCTTGATCTCGAACTCTTCCTCATACTGATCAGAATGCCAGTTTCTGTGATGAGATGCATCCCAGCACAACCGGAGAAATTCATTCATGGCTCGCTCCTGAAATGAGAATCCGCCCAGTTGCACAAAGATCTCATCCACGACCTGTTCATACCGGAGAGGGAGAGTACGCAAGGACTGTTCAAACTTATCCTTTTCGACCTTATAGGCGTCCAGCTCCTGCTGATAAGAGGCAATCTCGTCTTCGCTCATGCTTCTGTATCCACCCCAGGGCAAATTCGGCTCCTTCGGGCCGGTGGGAATAAGATGCTCCTCAATCTCGTGCTTATCCAGCTCAACACTGTACTTGCGGCTGAAATAATTGACGACAGCTGAAATGAATGTGCGGTTCCTCTTCTTCATGGTGTCGTAAACACCATCTACGTCGCAATCACCGCCCACATACCGGTCGATAAAGTCTTCGTCTGCGATCAGGATTCCAGCCTGCTCTGCCTTGGCTGCGGCCATCGCCTCAGCAACCTTCTGGAGCGCCGGCCCAGCCTTATCAAAGGCTTCCTGCTGGCGGAGACAAAACACCTTGTCATCCTCGGAAATTCTGTTGTCCGCCTTGATCTCGACGGCGGAGAACTTCTCCATCAAACTCATCTTTCTTCCTCACTTTCATTTTTGTTGTATCTACGAACAACGGTATCGGAGTATTTGTTGGCGTGCCTCACGGCCACGTGTTCCAAAATCAACTTCACGGCCACGATGACAAGCCCAAAGAGGATTTCCATATCAGCCCACCTCACTTTATGGGGTGAGGCTTTTTATAGTGGAGCCTCCCAGACCACTACATTTTCAGAATGAAACTACTATTTGCTAACCTTTTCTCGGAAGTTTTTGTTGAACTGATCCTTGTAGGCAGCAACGCCGTTCCAGTCGTCATACACAACCTTCTCCATCTGATCTCCCAGTTGGAAAACCAGGTTAGGTCTTGGCTCTCTACCATCCTCCGGTACCCGGCGCTCTCCGCACAAATACCACTTGGCAAAAAGCTGGTGGGCGTGTACCTCACGCAGATAATAACGCTGTGTCTCGACACCTCGGTAAACCTCTCGGCCTATTCCGTCTTCGATGCCGACGAACATAACTTTGATGACTTTCTCAGGATTGCGTTCCAGATCGTTGTACCAGGAATTTTGAGAACACTTCATAAACCACTCGTCGCAGACCTCAGAGTGTTCCAGCCTTGTGTGCTGTTCGATATAGGCCAGCCCCAGCCGGTCGAACTCATCCTGTTTCATGAAGGACTCTGCCACGTGTCCGGCGTCATCCTGACATATCAGCTTTACACGGTCTGCCAGACACGCCTCGGCGTTCATTCCGACGGCATTGAATTTTTCGTAATCCTGTGGGGTTATGACAGCAACCGTAATCTTCATACTGCTACCTCCTTATACTCAAATCTTAACGGTTCCACTCGGGCTATCCAATCAGGGGTTCCGTTCATCGGCAAAAACATAGTGGGGAGAATAGAGGCTCCCAGCATTCTTGATGTAGTATCTCTTTCGGTTGAACGTGATGTACTGTCTTCCGCCATCATCTATGATCGGCCTTAACTTTTCTGTAATACCATCAGAAACAAGTAGCTTTGCATAGGGGAGAACTCTCTTGTTCCCAAATATCGGAATTGTGTAATCGCATATTTTCTTAATGACTAACATATCTCTGTCTCCTTAATATCGCTTGACCCGCACTTTCAAACCGTACCTCTTGGCAAGCTCGATCATGTGCTTGGTACCACGACTTTCACCGTTCCAGAATGCGGCCAGAGCGTCGGCGTTCTGTGCCATCTGCTCATTGCGTAGGTATCCAGCTCGCTTGCCGTATAATTTCCACTGGGCGGGGTAATAGTCAATGGCGTATCCCTTTTCCATGGCATACTGTTCACCCAGCGTATCAGCGCCCTTGGCCTGTCCACAAACAACGGTGATCTCATCCGTAATATTGCAAAGCAGTTTATCCATGGTCGCTTTCAAAAGCTGGTAGTCATCAAAGTCTCGCCCTCCGGCGATGATAACTCGAAACACATTGACCACCTCCTCACTATATTTACAGACCGTTAGTGTCTCTTGCTAACCAAAGCAATCAACTTTTCCAGCTGCTGTGCAACTGGATCAGTGATCGTCACCAGTGCATAATCCCGTTTGTAGTAAGGTTTACGGTGCTCTTTATCAGTGTACCAGCGGTATGTATGAATGTTGGATTCCGCGTACTCCCGTCGTGCCCAGGCTGTTATACGTTCCACCTCGGCAACAAACACTCCGCCGGATTGACTGTTACTCTTCCGATAGACTCGGAACATATATCCATATTCACCCTGGCCTGCAATACTCGAATTGGCCTGCTCGTCCAAAGGAGCGGGACGTAACCGCCCCAGCTCCACCAGCTCATAAACATACTTGGGGATTTTCATGCCACATCCTCCTTCTCGAAGTAGAACGGGACGCCGGCTTGGAGGGGGTAAATCGTAAAGTCGTGGTCACTCCACACTCACATTGCATGACGGCAAGGCTTATCCTTGGGAAGAACAATCCGCTTCTTGCCGTCAAACATGATTTCGATATGATCGTCGGCGTATCGATTCTCAACTTCCAGCAGCTTGAAGATATAGGACTTCGCGGTTTCCTTGACTTCCATGATATACCGATAGACTTGAAAGACATTGCCATCATGCTCGGATTTGTAACGTCCAGGCCGTAACATAAACACACCTCACTTTTGAATAACTAAGGGAGTATAGAGCCTCCCGTCTTGAATATATGAGCCATCGTTAATGAACTCGAATTTGGTAGCATGGACTCTATTGACCTCGGTCATAACCTGCTCCCAAGTGAGGCTCCCACGATCAATGTAGATTTTCCAAAGAGTGCCACCACCGACAAATTCATACTCTTTGAAAATTACATGAGGGAGACAGCACATTTTCAAACAGGTATCCAGCCGGTCAACATCTCTCTGGTTCTGATATTTAACGACCATCAGCCGTCGCTTTTGGCTTATGCGTTTCATATACTCACCTCCACACTGTATTTACAAATCGTTCTGTAATTTTGCTAACCAAAAAAAAGAGACGGGATAGATTTCTCCATCCCGTCTCGTTCTGTTTTTATCGTGCGCCAACGCCTGCCAGCAGAGAGGCCATCTTGTCCATCATGGCATGGCCGTCCATGATTCGGCCCCAGTTGTTCTCCTGGTAGTTGGAGGTCATGCGGCGGGGAGCGGTATGTCCAACCATGTCGCTCATCGCGTTCAGTGCGCCCCAGGCAGTCCCCTTGAACTTGAGAATGTCCGGCGCAAAGTAGCAGATCATGTACTCTTCACGGGCTTTCGTCGCGTTCCGCTTTTCACGCTCACTCATATCCTCCGTGGCCGGGAACATCTCGTCCAGAATTTTGGCGATCTGCTCATCGGTGACGGTCTTGTTCACCATCTGGTCGGCGTACACAGCCAGCTTGTCCATGTACTTATTCGCCATGTCCAGACACATCCGCGCCTCCTGGAGCTTGGCCTGAATGTCGCCGGTATGCCGGACAGACCACGCACGCTTTGCGCCGTTCAGTGCGATGTTCAGAGTGTTGTTGCAAACCACCCGGATAGGCGTCATACACACGCGGATAGCGCCGCTGCCGTCGTGGGTGTTGGAGAAGCACAGATACGGCTCGGTCTTATCGCCGACGATCTCCGTATCGGGCAGTTTTGCCAGCAGCCAAATCTTCCGGCCACCCATAAGGCTTCCCGCCGTCTCATAGTGAACCTGACCCTCTCCGCCAATCAGAGCGTCGGTGAACGCAAATGCCTCCGCATTCTGCACCACCTGATACCGGTCACTGACCACGCCCAGCACCGCACCGTCGCTGCTCCGCACATTAGCGAAGAAGTTATCCACCTTGCGCCCGCCGCAAACCTGAATGGGCTTGCGCTGCACAGTCCAGTCCAGACCAGCCAGCCGAAGTGCATCGGCACTGGTCGGCGCTTCCTCAACCTGAGTACCCAGGCCATGCCAGGGTTTCTCGCGTCCAGCATAGAACATACTCTCAACATTCGCAGACATTTTTACGTACCTCCTAAATTTTGTTCTCGTTTGTTTTTTTTCTTCGGTCACTATACTTACAGAAAAGAACTGCGTTTTGCTAACCGTCTGTTTAATTATCCCAGATATCGTTGATATCAAAGGAAATGCGGACGTGCCCATCAACGGCAGAAATCACCGTGCCGTCGGCCTTGTTCATGATGGCCGTGAGAGCTGCTGTTTCTTCCTTGTTCAGAGTAGCGGCAGGGGAGAAGTCCAGCCAGAGAATGGCGTGCTTCTCTTTCATGTTCGGGTCATACCCGTCGATCATCCGCACGTCATCGCACATATTCATAAACTCTACCAGGCCGTTTTTGACGGCCTGGTAGAGCTTGATCTTGGAAAAGTTAGCACGTGTTCCGTTGAAGTTTTCGTTACGATCGTGCATCTCTGCGATCTCTTCAGGGGTGTAGTTTACGCGCATCCTTTCTTCCTCCTCAACTCCATGTACTCGGGGTAACTCACCCCCATCAACTCGGCGGCAGCATGAAGCGCCTGCTTCTTATCTCCCAACGGGCCAGCAGGCACCTTGGGAGTCTCGATCTTGTGGGGGTACCAGCGGGAACTGCCCTTCTGCTTGGACACATCATAAGTAATGCTCATATGTTCCTCCTTATAAAAATGGTTTCTTACCAAACAGCACGCCAGCCGGGAGACTTGACCAGCTCATCCAGCTCGGCCTCTTTCTGGTCTGCCGCTTCCTGTTCCCCTTCGTCCGGGAAGTCGGAAACATCCAGATCATATACATCGACATCCATATTGGCATTGGCATAAACTGAACTCACCAAACCGCCCTTGACACAGATAGCTACCTCCGGTGTAACCTCTTCGCAACAGTTAAGATACTCGCACAGGTCGTCTACCTCATCGGCCATTTGGTTGTTGCTATCGTGGATTTCCGAGTCGCTGGTACATTTGTTTTCATATGCAGCATTTTCCTGCAAAGCACGCAGCCCGTCGATGATCAAGGAAACCTGAGCATCAGTCAAATCAATTTTCATTTCAAATCTCTCCTCTCAGAACTGGTGTTGATATATTCCATCACAGCTTGGTACAGCTCAGGCGACGCAGTGAAAAGAAAAACATCGTACATAGGATTGTCCCGGTCAGGGGTAACTTTGTAAGGCTCAAAGCCTCTCTCACGCAGAAAACTACACATCCTGGCTCGCTTGCACACATAGGTTCTCAGGCCGCTCTCATTCAGGCCGCTCTCATTATTCACGAAATCAAGTCCTTTCAAAATGTCGTTTGGAATCGCTTCACTATAAATACAGAAACAAAAGGCTATTTGCTAACTTTTAATATAAAAAAAGCCCGCCGCGTTCTGCG